TATTCTTTAGGTTCTTCAAAGAGCTCAGGGATATTTGGTAATGATGGTATTCTGGGTATCAGTGTAGGAGGTGTTCAATATGTGACATTGGGTAATAATGGGAATTTTGGGATAGGAACTTCTGCTCCTGCAGATACATTGGATGTTGCAGGTAATTCTCATCTGCGCGGGACATTGGACATGCATGACAATGACATAATCAATGTCAAACATTTAGAGACAGTAAATGTATCTTCGATTATAGGAGGAAATGTGACTCAACCTGCATATAGTGTAGGGTCTGCAAAAAACACGGGGATGTACGGCAATGATATATATTTGGCATTCAGTGTACGAGGAAATATAAATTTAACAGTAAATAACAATGTGACTGTACACAATGATTTGAATGTAAATGGATACACATCTATGCAATCGTACTTGGACATGAATAATAATAACATTATCAATTGCGGTTACGTGATCTCAGATTTTGGACATTTTAGGAGTAATGTACAGATTACCGGAGACTTAAACGTAGATGGAACTATGCCACCACCTCCTCTTTATGAGGGATCTGATAGCAGAAACCTTAATTTTCCTATAGGATCATACCTGCTTGTACGCACATCAGTTAGAAGACGTGATTTGTCTCTAAATGAAATTCTTTTTATTAAACAAGATTCGGGGAATGATAGGTTATATTTTCTTACGTCTTCTTCTGATACTGTAGATATACTTACTGGAACTTGGAAATCAAGAGGACAAGATGATCGCGATAGAGCGTTGTTTTTATGTCAAAGAATCCTTTAGTAATAATAAAACATGATCTTGGAATCTGCCAAAGATCCGGTTTGGGCAGATACGCAACATAAAAGGATCAAACTTTTCTGTAAATTTAAAGAATTTGATGAATTTTTTGATTTTATGGCATCTGAAGAGGATTGTGAAAAGCATGGGCGTGATATATGCAAAAGAGCAAAAGCCGGAGAATTTGGAGAAGTTCGAGAATTTCAGCCGGTTTCACAAGATGTTATTAAAAAAGACCTTGAAAATCAGGTAAAAAATATACGAGACGAGCTCTTGTCTGAAACGGATTGGACACAGTTATCAGATGTTGAGCTTTCGGACCAAGCCAAAGACGAATGGAAACTATTCCGAAAACAGGTCCGCGAAATAAAGAAACAACCTAAATACCCTTATGATGTAACTTACCCAACTGTCCCTTTCGAAGATGCTAAGATAAAATCAATTCTTGAATCGAGAAATAAATTGATTTAGTGTAAATAATATATAAGTAATCAGTATTTGTTTTAATTTGAAATTGGAAAACGAAAAGTATGACAGATTTGAAAAATCATCTTTCTCAACTAATAGAAGAATTCTTTACATATGACAAAAACTTTGAATTAGTCAAACATAATATTAATTCATATGATGATTTTGTGGAAAAACATATAGATGACATTATCCAAGGATTTAATCCAGTAAATATTGTACATGATTTGATGAGAGTTGATCAACATGTTGGTCCTTTATATCGCTATATGATAGAAATACATATTAAAAATCCGGTTCTTGAAAGACCTTACTTTATTGAAAGAGATGGTTCTAAAAAGCTCATGACTCCAATGATGGCTAGAAGCAGAGATTTAACTTATAGTGGTCTTCTAAATGTTGATATTGAAATTATTGGTAAAACTTTTAACTCAGAAACAAATGAATATAATCTCAAGCAAAAACTTATAAAACATGTACCTTTTGGCAAAATTCCAATTATGTTGCGCTCTAATTACTGTATTCTTAGCAAAGACAAACAAACTTCAGATGAAGAATGTCCTTTTGATTGTGGTGGTTATTTTATTATGAGTGGCAACGAGAAAGTCCTTATTCCACAGGATCGTTTTTCAGAAAATAAGCCATTTGCTTTCATGAGCAAAGAACCAGCTTATTCTTGGACCATGGACATTCGTAGTGTAAATCAAGACATTTTTGGAGTGCCTAAAACAACAACCATTAAATTGTCAAGTGCCAAAAAATGTAATCAAGAGGGTAGATTTCTAAGAGTTACTATGCATCATATGTACAAGGATTTTTCTCTGTTTATCCTATTTCGCGCTCTAGGAGTTGAATCTGATTTTGACATCATCAATTATATTGTGACTGATGGAGATCAGAAAATGATGGAACAATTGACAGGAAGCATTGTGGAAGCCAGGATGCAAAACATCATGACTCAAAGTCAGGCACATAATTATCTGATTCAGAACATGTCTATGGGAACCTATCCTAAAGAATATCAGAACTCGAGTGTGAAGCGTATGGATATTTTACGGACTGACATTCTCAGCAAAGAGTTTCTTCCTCATGTGAATATTGAATCTACTCCTTTGGCTCTCAAACAAAAAGCCGTTTTCTTGGGTAAGATGACAGCACGTCTTTTAAAAATTCACATGTTAAAAATTTCTGAACCAGATAACAGGGATTCTTATTTGAACAAGCGTGTGGAGTCTTCAGGTATCCTGATGGCAAATCTGTTTCGCACGCATTATGGAAAATTAATTAGAGATGCAAGAATGTCTATTCACAAAGATATGAAGAAATATAATCCGGACATTATGGGAAATGTTATCAATGTTATTACTGAAGTGAATGTAGGAAAAATATTCAAACACACTACTATTGAGAATAACTTTAAGTATTGCATGGGGACAGGTGTCTGGGGTAGTCGAAATGGAAAACAGAAGAGTGGAGTAGGACAAATTCTTACACGTAACAATTTTGCAGCATTTTTGAGCCATTTGCGACGTGTAAACACTTATATTGAAAAAGTCAGTAAAGTCTATGAACCTCGTAAACTTCACAACAGTCAAGCTGGTTTTATTTGTCCTTTTGAAACTCCTGAGGGTCATACAGTTGGGTTGGTAAAAAACTTATCTATTCAAAGCACAATTACTTGTTCATCTAACAGCTCACCTATTCGCTCATTTTTGGAAAATGATTCTGATTACACTTCATTTGACGGAGATGTTAAAATTTTTCATAACTTGCATGTTAAAAACAAATCCAAAGTTCTGATTAATGGAGCAATTGTTGGCGTTCATGACAATCCTGTGCGTCTTTTTAATGATTTGAAATACAGAAAACGTATGGGAATATTTAACCGTTATATTGCTGTATTTTGGGACATTCCCAATGCGGAAGTTTGTGTGAATACAGAAGCTTGTCGGATGACTAGACCTTTATTAGTATTGAATAACCAGAATACAGATCTCAACATGCCGCATAGCAGTTTGGATGTGAATGCGATTCTACAGGCAACTGATTTGAACCATCTTATTCAACAGGGTATTATAGAGTATCTGGATGTAGAGGAATGTAACCACTCTTTGATTGCTATGGAACCAAAAGATCTTGAGAAGGGTTTTCAAGGAGCGCATTATCCATTAAGATACAGCTATATGGAACTTGACTCTACTTTGATGCAAGGAATTATGGCAGATAGCATTCCTTTTGCCAATCACAATCAAGCTCCCCGTAATGCTTATCAGTCTTCTATGGCAAAACAAGCAATTGGGTTGAACATGATGAACTACAGAGACCGTTTTGATTCAATTCCCTTCCACATATTAAACTATGGACAAGTGCCTATTGTACAAACTAGGGGTTCTCGTATAATTCATAGTGACAAGATTCCTAGTGGCATAAATGCCATTGTGGCAATTGCATGTTATACTGGATCAAATCAAGAAGACAGTCTGGTGATGAATGAAAGTTCTGTAGAAAGAGGATTGTTTACTAGTACTATGTTCAAGACTTATAGTGAAGTATTAAAAACTAATCATGGAAGTGAGGCTACTTTGAAAGAATATTTTACTAATGACATCAATGAGAAGAGTCCTAATAACTATGGAAAGCTTGGAAAAGACGGGTTTGTGCCTGTGCATACTCATGTAGGACCTGGAGATGTGTTGATGGGTAAGATAATACCTCAGAGGATAAAAGACAAAGTAGAAAACAAAAATACCAGTCTGGTGTTGAAGAACAATGAGACTGGTTATGTAGATAGAATTGCTGCTAACAATATTCCTTTCCCTACGGTCAATGCGGATGGTTATAACTTTGGAAAAACTCGTATTAGTCAGATTCGTTCACCAGAGATTGGAGACAAATTTACTAGCCGTATGGGCCAAAAAGGAACCAATGGGATTCTTTTGAAGCAAGAAGACATGCCTTTTGCAGCAGATGGTACTACTCCTGACATTATTATAAATCCACATGCAATTCCAAGTCGTATGACAATTGGTCAAATATTGGAGTGTTTGATGGGGAGGGCATCCGTAGAAGATGGGGAAATTGGCGATGGTACTCCTTTCAACAGTTTTTCACATACAGAGGATTTAGGAGATCGTCTGGAAAAAATGGGTATGGAAAGACATGGTTACAAGATATTGTACAATGGTTTTACAGGTGAACAGATTCACACTGACATTTTTATAGGTCCAACATACTATCAGCGATTGAAACATATGGTAATTGACAAGGTACACAGCCGTTCAAACAATGGTCCTGTGGTTATTATGACTCGTCAGCCATCAGAAGGTCGTGCCAGAGATGGTGGTTTGCGTATTGGTTACATGGAAGTTGAATGCATGTGGTCTCATGGAGTAATGCAATTTTTGAAGGAACGTTTTATGGAATGTAGTGATAATTACAGAATCTTTGTATGTAAGAAATGTAATCAAATGGCAACAGCAGCTAATCCAAAGGCTGAAGAGTTTATGTGCCAGGTCTGCAAGAATTGTGTGACATTTGCAGAGGTTAGACTTCCTTATGCTTGTAAACTGTTGTTTCAAGAAATCCAAGCGATGTCTGTGGGAGTGAAACTACTTACATAAAATAAATGAAGAAACAAACTGTGAGTCCTAATATGAACAAAGACGAATATAATAATTATTCATCTGTTATTAATTCATATGTAAAAACTTATCTTTTTCGTGAAGCTACTCCAGAAGAGGTGTTAAAATATATAGGCTACATGTCTGATGTGAACGATACTGAAAGTCTATCAAAAAGAATAAAAAAAACTTCAGAATATCAGCGTTATAAACGTATAGCAAATGAAGTAGACACAGGTGAATTTGCTCCGATTACACCAGTTCCAACAGGACATACAGAAACAAGTTATGCTTCATCACCTTCGCTAGAGGTTATATTGCAGAGTTCTCTTAGAGACATGAATGTAAATTGTAAACAAGAAATATATTTTGGAATTATGGAATTATATAGTAAGGTACTCAGACGTTATCCTACTGCTAGTGAATTAAGATATTATGCCATCCGATTAAATACTGATAAGGCATTTACTCTTAAAAAAATGGAAATAATTTTAAGAACATCTAAGGAATGTAATAATTTAGCGAATGATTCTGGGGTATTGGCTTATGAAAAATTAAATGAAGGTCCTAGTTCAGCACAACTAGATTTTGAGGTAGAAGAGCTGTATAAAAATACAACCGAGAAGTTGGATCCCCCAGCTCCTCCTCTATCTGAAGAACTATTTAGTTTTCTAAAGTACAAATACCGTCATTTTGAAATGGATGAAGATCGTTTACAGACTTTAATTTTAAAATTATGTGATGTTGATTTGAAAACTCGTTCATTAAATGCTGATAAAGTAATTTATAAAAATAATCCTGTTCAAGCCGAAGACCACACAGGAGAGTATTTTGAAACATATTTAAAAACAGGAAAAAATAATGGATTTTATCCTCATTTTGAAATTCCATAATATTGTTTAAACTAGTAGTAGTTGTTCTTGAAGCTGTTCCAACATTCTTGCCTGTGCAATATTTTTTTCTTCCAACATTCTAATATAACATTCTTGATCTCCTAAGATTTCAATCATGTCGAGATTTTTTTTTCGTCAAGACTCAGTGAGTTATCATAATGTGAAGGTGATTCAGGACTATCAGGGCAGTCGATGACGTCTGTGAAGTCATGACTGTCTGAAGAATTAGCATCTGAAATTTTCAAGTTCTCCAAATTAACCATGCGGTTGTCACTGTCATCTTCGAAATCCAGAGGATCTTTGCGAAACAAAACACTCTTAATATTATAAGTGATTCCGTAAGTGATGCATTTATTCTTCACTGTAACCATCTTATCGTCAATCTTCTTTTTTTGGTCTTTTTCGGTCACAGTGTAGTACAAAACTCCAACAAATGCATTTGCTACAACTACATCAGATTGTATTAGTTCTGCCAAATCTTGATTGGTGTAAGGCTTTCTTTCTTCAGGCGTTTCAATAGTAAAGGTAGTAGATCTCTTACCATCATTTGATTTCATTATATTGGTTGAAAAGAGACGAGTGTTATCATCTTTATTTGGACGAAAAATAGCATCACGTCTATTTGGTTTAGAGTCATTTTCAGTAAGTTTTGTCATGATAAAATCATGTGCTCCTTGATCAATAGTATCAATTGCTTTTACAAAATTATCTACATCTTGATTCCTGTTTGAGAGATCAAACATCACACGTGTTTTACCAGTTTTAATTCCATTTTGCTCAATATCTTTAATACTAATAATTTTACAACTGTTTTTGGGAAACAAAAGTTCAATGTTTTTTCCATTATCTTTGATATTACATAGGGTCACAGTATTTGGAACACTGGATTTTTTTGTTTTTGGAATATCTTTGAATTGTAAGTTTGTTAATGTGTAATTATTTTGAGCGGAGAGAACAGAGTTTGACATTTTACTTGACTTTATACAACCAGGTAAAACAAGGAAGGTTTCTATATACTATTATGATATATTACATTCATATATTGAATTCAAATTTTTCTTTTTTAAATATCACGATTGAGTATTCATTTCCATTGTTTTACTTATTTTTTTAATACTATTATAAATAGGACATAATTCCCAAATTCGGGTTTTTATGATATATTTATGTAAAATTCCTAAGTAAATAGCATATTTAGACCCTTCATCCATAGGTTCTTCAATATCACTATCATCATATTCTCTTTTTTTCGGAGTGGGTAAATTATATATAACTGCTTTTGTGGCTTTAAATGTTTCTGTTTTTTTAAACAAGTCTTCATCCTGACATGAAATAATAGTATCAATTTTGTTATGTTTGTTTTTTAAGAATTTACTGATAGCATTGTCAACTACTTTGCTATCAAGTACAATAGAAAAATATATATCAATATCTTGAATTCCTACCAATATACGCTTGTTACCTTTTGAAAGTTTGTCATAACCACGTGGATAAATTTTTAAAATCTTGTTAAAAGTTTCTGTGAGATTCTTGACACTGAATTCGGCTAAATCATGAAATAACGGCATATATATGTGAGTATCACTGGAGATAGGGGGGAAATCTCCTATGACTGCGATGTGTTTTTTGTCAAGAGGCAATTCCATTTTCTTTCTTCATATTTGTTTATTCAATTTAGTTTATGTTTCCACATAATGGTTTTACAGATGTCCAAGGTATTCCTGTAATAGGATTTTCAGACAGTTTGTTAGTGCAAATATTGTTTAATATATCAGTGCCAAACATGTCTCTTAAATCCACATCTTTAAGTGGTTTTTTGGTAACTGGGTCTAAAAACTCATAACGCATTTTCTTGTTGGTAGTCACATAATCATTTTTGCAACTGTTTCCATCAGAACGTGTAAAATAATCTGGACAAGACATGTTTTCTAGCTTGGTGTTGTTGAGTTGTGTTTTCATATCCATAATTTCACGGTCAATAGTGGAAGATGATATTAGAGCCCAGATAAGGATTATTAGTAACAATGCACCCAAAGTAGAAACAAAAGGCAAAGTGATGGATGTTTGTGGGAAAAATAAGAGTGCAAATAATACAATGAATATTGTTTCTGCTAAGAGACTGAATATGAAAATATTTTTGGAAGTTTGATTGCGGTCGTAAGTTGGAACCATTATTTCTTTGACGGATGATAAATTCTTGACATGTGCTCAAACAGGGGATCAGTATCCACAATTTGACTCAAAACCTTTACTTCAACTGGTTTTTTAGAGCCATAATTTTCTTTATAGAATTTGAGCAGGCTGTAAATATTTTCATTGATGCTCCTGGATATACTCTCAAACACTTTAGAATCAGTAATTTCTACATCCAAATCAGAATTTTTAAATATTGTTTCTACTGACTCCTTGGTCATTAGTATGGGAATTTCTTCGCCTTTGTTAAAGAGACTGTTGAACATGCTTTGTACGCTTTTTACTCCCATTGCTCCTCCATTCATATGATATGGTGAAGGATGATTGACTGGCATTTCAGCACGAGCCACACCTTCTTGTCCATCAGCTTTATAATACTGTGGTTCTTCATTTCCGAAGAAAATCATGGGTAAAGGTACAGGATTGTAATATCCACCACCACCTCCTTGTTCTTCATCTTTTTGAACAATATTCATTTTCATGTGGCAAAAAAACTTGATTTTGTTCATGAATTCAGAGGTTTTTTCCATGTCATGTATATCAATTTTACCATTGTTTTTTTCTTTGTAGACAATGGATTTAACATCCATAATATTGGAAATAATATTATACATTAGTCTTTTGCTCAGAGTATTGAGGAGATTACTCATTTTAGTTTCATCATTAGTGTGTAGACGTACTTTTTTGAGCAGTTCCATTTTTTTATAAAATTATATTATAAAATGAATGATGTCATAGCATGTACTCCAGTGTCTCAATTATTCTTCCATCAGAAGAACATTGATGATCTCCAAAAAGGCATACAATTTTTGGTCTGGAAGTACAGTAAGAAACAAATTGGAATTCAATCAGAAGATAATCTCTATATGGCCATGCGTAACACTTTTAATTACACAGTACTTCCTAGTTATCATGAAGATGTAAATAAAATGGTTTCTGTATTGAACCGCAGAGTATTGTATTGTACCGTCAAAAACGTTCTTCAGAACATTGATACACAATTATCATACCTCAAAAGAAGAGACGATTGGAAAGATCCAAAAATAGAAATGCCTACCTATGTTTCCAATAAAGGATTAAATACACGTCCTGTTAATAATTTTTTTTGAAGAATTCAATTAAATAAAAATTGAAAATGACATAACTTATCAGATGATATATAAGTTTATATAATACCTACAATGACATTACAAACATATCAACCTCATGAGCATGTGTTTCATAGACCAGAAATGTATATTGGATCCATGTCAAAAGATGAATACATCACTTTTGGTTGTGACAAAGAAGGCAAAATGAATAAACGTAAAATTTTCTATGTTCCTGGATTATACAAAATTTATGATGAAATTCTGGTGAATGCAATTGATCATTCTAGAAGCTCTAAATCCTTATTAACAAAAATTGCTGTTAATATTGACCAAGATAGCGGTACAATTAAAGTTTGGAACAATGGAGATGCATTTCCCATAAATAAATGGGAAAATGGAAAATATAGCCCTGAAATTGCCTTCGGTCAATTATTAACAAGTACTAATTATGATGATTCAATAGAACGTAGTGTGGGTGGACAAAATGGCATAGGTGCTAAAGCCTGTAACATTTTCAGCACTTTCTTTCAAATTGAAATATACAGCAATGGAACTCATTATGTCCAATCATTTACTAATAATATGAATGAAAAATCAGTTCCTGAAATTAAGAAAACTTCAGTGAAACAGAACAGTATGTGTATTTCTTTTAAACCGGATTTTGAGAGATTTGGTATGAAAAACATTGATGATGATTTACTTGGTCTTTTAAAAAGGCGTGTTTATGATGCTGCTGCATGTACTCCTACATACACAAAAGTATATTTGGATGATAGGAGAATAATGATTGAGAATTTTCAAGATTATGTTAAGATGTTTGTAGCTGATTCAAATGTAGTTTACGAAAAAGTAGATAGTGATTGGGATGTTGCAATTGCTTGCAATCAACATGGAAATGGTTTAGATCATATATCTTTTGTGAATGGTATCTGTACCATGCACGGTGGTAAACATGTAGACTATTTTGTGAACAAAATCTGTGGGAAAATGAAGGAAATGCTTGAGTCCAAAACTAAAAAAGCTATCCTTCCAGGAATGATTAAAAACAACATGTTTATTTTCATCAATTGCACAATACCTAATCCCAAATTTGATGGACAGAACAAGAATTTATTGACTACTGCATCCACACAATTTGGAGGGTCTGTAAAGAAGCTAAAACTTGAACCATCTGAAAAATTTTATAAACAATTGTATTCTAGTGAAATTTATACTTCTATCATGGATTCATACAACAATAAGTTGAACAACTTGACTAAAAAAACTGATGGTAAACGTGCTGGTCACATCAAAGGTGTTGTAAAGTTAGATGATGCCAATTGGGCTGGAGGACCTAAAAGTAGTCAATGCACTCTTATATTGACAGAAGGAGATTCAGCTAAAGCCATGGCTATGGAAGGTCTTTCAGTGCTTGGACGAAATGCTTATGGAGTATTTCCTTTACGTGGGAAACTTATCAATGTAAAAGACATTAGTGCTCAGAAACTAGCTGATAACAAAGAGGTGACTGACTTGAAAAAGATTTTGGGACTTGAAAGCAATAGAAAATATGATACGGAATCTTTGAAAACATCTCTACGTTATGGACACATCATGCTCATGACTGATTCTGATCATGATGGTCATCACATTAGAGGATTGGTTATTAACCTATTTCACACATTGTGGCCAAGTCTTTTAGAACAGGATTTTATTTGCAGTCTTCTAACTCCTATTGTTCGCGTGCATAAGCAGAAAAAAGATTTTTACAATCTTCATGAGTTTAAAGAGTGGTATAAAGAGAATCCTAAAGCAGATGCCAAGTATTACAAAGGTTTGGGTACATGGACAGCTGCAGAAGCCAAACAAATCTTCAAGAACATGAAGAAACTAGACTATGAATTTGAAGATGACAAAGACAATAATTCCATTAACTTGGCTTTTAACAAGAAACTTACAAATGAGCGCAAAACATGGATTGCTGAACACACAGGAAAAGAAGATGAAGCCACTGGAGGAGATGTAAAAAAACAGAGTTATACAGATTTTGTGAACAGTGAACTAGTGCAATTTAGCATTCATGATGTAGAGCGTTCTATTCCTAATCTTGTAGACGGATTTAAACCAAGTCAGAGAAAAATCATATTTGGTATGTTTAAGAGAAACAGTTCTAAGGAAGCACGAGTAGCACAGATTGCTGGCTATATCTCTGAACACGCAGCATATCATCATGGAGAAGCCAGTTTACATGGAACTATTATTGGCATGGCTCAGACCTTTGTAGGAAGCGGAAATAACTTGCCTTTGCTGGCTGAAAATGGTATGTTTGGAAGCCGACACAAAGGAGGTGCAGACTCAGCTGCTCCAAGGTACATTCACACAGAGCTTAACCCTGTAGTATCTAAATTATTCTGTAAAGATGACTTCCCCCTACTGTCTTATCTAGATGATGATGGTCAAAAAGTTGAACCAGAATATTATGTTCCTATCATACCTTTGGTATTAGTCAATGGAACAAGAGGTATTGGTACAGGTTTTTCTACACAAATTCCTCCATTTCACCCAGAAAAAGTATTAGAAGCAACCAAAGAATGGGCTTCTTATTATCTCAGACAATCAGAGAATGTGAAAGAAGAGCCTCCTATTTGTGACATTGGTATGCCATATTACAAGGGTTTCAAGGGAACTATATACAGTAAAAAGAAAAACTCATATACAACATGTGGCATTTATCATATGAAGAGTCCTAATGTGGTGGTAGTAACTGAACTGCCAATAGGAAGATGGACTGAAGATTACAAAGCTTATTTGGAGGATCTTTTGGACAAAGGTATCCTGAAATCTTATGATTCACACACAACAGACACCATTCATTTCATTTTGACTTTCAACAATTTGCCAGAACAAGTAGAGCAGTGTGATATATTAAGACTATTGGATTTAGAATCTAGTAACATATCTACTAACAACATGCACTTGTTTGACGATAATATGAAGATTAAGAAATATGAAGATGTAAACCAGATTTTACAAGAGTTTGCGGAAACTAGAATGAAATACTATGTGAAAAGGAAAGCTCACAAGTTGAAAGAGCTTGATCATTTGATGAAGGTGGCATCTAGTAAGGCTGCGTTTATAGAGGCGAACCGAAATGAAGTGGTTATAATGTCTAAACGCACTGAGGAAAACATTGTGGAACAATTAAAGTTATTACCAACTTTGTGTCATGAGTTGGGTTATGATTATTTGTTCAAGATGCCTATTAATAGTTTGAGTGAACAGAAATTTAATGAATTGAAGAAAATTGAAGCTAAATTGTTGGAAGAGTACAAAATGTTAGAAATTAAGCAAGAAGCTGAAATTTGGCTAGACGATTTGGAGAAATTGAAGCTACCCAAATAACCAGGACCAGAATCCACTAGTTAATGATTTGTTTTCATTAAAAGAGAGAGGAGGACGATAATCTTCTGGAACAACACGCATATGTGATTGTGTATCTCCCATACTTGCATTAAGATGACGAAGTTCAGAATTTTTATTTTTTTCTAGTAATAATATCTCATTTTGTAAATTTTCTTTTTCCGAACAGTCACATAATTCATATTTCTGTTTGATTTCTTTCATTTCAACATCTGTAAGTTTGCCAGGATTTACAAGAGGTTCCTTCTTAATAGAAGATAAAAGAAGTTGACAAGTACGTGAAGCATTTGGGCGCCAGCATTCACAATGAGGATGGTCAATATTTTTACTGCAAAAATTATCTACAGATTTTAAGCAATCATCTCCTGCTTTGTTCATAAACATGTTCATATTTCCCCATTCTTTTATTTCTGGACATGATGCACAAACAGAATCATCAAATGGGCAATCTTTGGTTTTGTTCAATTCTTTTTCAAATTCTAATACTCTCTGGGAATTTGAAAAAAACTCAGCAGATGTTTTAGACATTTCATTCTTGAAATATTTATCCAAAAGCATTTCTTCAGAAAAAGCCATTGAACAGGCTCCGAAAGAAAATAGATTAAAATTCAGATGTTTACTTGGATTAATAATCATAGGTTTGTTAGATAGAAGTACGGCTGGTACAGGTTGATCCATTTGATAATAAGTTCCATCTTCCCATATTTCTAATTTTTCAGCATGTTTGTTGATTACAAAGAGAAATGGTTGATTCATCTTGCATTTATTTGAAGATTGTAATTCGGGATTATCTCCTGGAGCGCCAAATTGAACTGAGAATTTCCCAGATGGGTCTAAATGCAAAGACAAAGCATTATTACTGATAGTGTTTCCAAACAATTGTAAAACAGTTTCTTTCTTTTTGGGTAAAGCTTTTACCATCATGTACATAAATATGCTAAAAGAGCCATTTCCTTTGATGCCCATGGACATTGTTTGTGGACCAGTGCATTTGTTAGCTAGCATTTCAATACCATTTTCATTATTAGAGTAAGGTACTGCTTCAAAATTCACGTGATCTTTTCCTACGAGAGCTTTCCAACATGTTTTATCTTTTGGTGTGTTTGAAAATGAACTGTAATACAATTTAAGAACATCTGATCCTGGTATTTTACTCACATTCTCTGTATATTTTTGATTTGTTACAAATTCATTTAACTCATTGGTATTTAAAAAACCATAATCTCGAAGAAAAGAATTGATTACATCACTTTGTCCCAAAGGAGTTAAAGATGTAAATGATTCATTTTTTTCAATATTCTTGCGCATAAATTTACGCATAATAAAAAAGAAAATTGTTAACATAATCAAGCATATTAGTATAAACAATACCACAATATCTAGTTTCATATTTTATTTTACTCTTCTTTACATATAGACAATGCTTGTTTGTAACATGTCTCAATATGTTCAATTTTGTTAGCTCCGGTAATAATAATAGCACCAGTATGGAAAAATATTATGGTGATTTTCTTGCATTTGGATTCTGCTTTAGATCTTCCTTCTTGTGTAGCTTTTGTTCGAGTCTTGGATTTGCATTTGGGATTACAATGACAAATTCCATCCATATGATTGTTATACCAAAAGCTCACTTTTAATCCATGATATGTCACTGGGTCATAAACATAAAAGAGTCCTTTATCTGCTATTCTATCCATAAGTAAGTCAAAATCTAATGCATATCCAAATTTAAAATGTGAGTTAATCATATGGATCTGATAGTCAAAAGGTTCTTCTTTGATGTTCAAAAAGATGGACAAGAAGTATAAAACCCAATATCCTTGATTTAATGATTTTAATCCTGTCATTTGAACCATACCATTAGGAAAAACCTTTACATTAAAACTAGTTATACATTTATCACGATCAATATAAGCAGATTCTTTCTCATCAATCTCATCTTCATCAAATTTTCTTCTAATAAATAGTGACACTTGGTTTTCAAACTTTCTGGTGCATTTAGGTTCTTTGTTTCCTTTATTTCTTTTTTTCACTCTTTTTTTTACAATACCTCTTACTTCTTTATTGAAAACCGCTGATAAAATACCTTCATTTTTATTGGACGGAGCAATAGGTATATTTTCAAATAATTTTTTTAAATCTATTTTATCATTTTTACCAATAGCAATTTTACCTGTTGCTGTCGCAGTGGCTATCTTTAAAGAAGATGCCATCTTATATAGAAATCCTACATAAGGAATGGTTTATGTCTTTTTCAATTTTTTAAAATCTTAATGTTATGATAAATAAATGTCACAAACCAGATGTCCTAACAATATTATGCTCAGTTGTCCTGCACTTATGGAAGATGGAGGAAGAGGGATCACCGATTACCGTTCACGTTATGAACAAAATCATCCCTCCAACTTTCAAGGAGCACCAAAAAATATGACAAGTTATGAATATGCTCAATTTATTAGAGATAATGGAGAAGCTATTATGGAAAATGAAAGGCGTCGAGTTTTTACTATGAATTCATGTGGTCCTAGAATGTGTCAAGACCCTCAAATCCCCCCACCAAAAAATAAATTACAATGTGATTCAAGCAAATGTACATTAAAAGTCAATGATCCAGAAGGATATGGAATGATTGTAGATACTGGATATGATTTATATAATATGGATGACTATGTCGGTCACTCAGTAAGCCGACATATTGACCTAAATCCTATGTTTTATCCATTAGATGGAGATGTTAAAGATGAGTATCCAAGACTTGCTTCTCCAGGAGGGGGAGTTCCTTTACACCCAACTATAAAGTAATAGAAAAAAAATGTTTAACCTTTGAACTTTTGACGCCATGAAGAGTGTGAATAATTATTAAATAGAGTATATTCAAAAGAAAATATGAGCACTGTAAAATTCAAACAAGAATGTATGGAAGGTGAACTATCTTATGGTTCAGAAACAATTCATGTAAAAGGAAAAATAAATGACAATGTAAATAAGGGAATTATAGATTATTTAGCATGTTGTCCACCAGAAAAACGAATGAATGCGGATGCTTCAGGAATGCCTTATGCTAACGCCGAAATTGCTTTCTGCAACAGTCCCAATAAAGGAAGAATTGAACTTGCTTTAGGCAATAAATTCTCAATTACTCTAGATAATCCAGGATCTTACTATGTTGGCTTAGGAACAGTTCTAATTCCTCCAACTCTTTTCATAAGATTTAAAAGCATAGATAAAATTAAAATTGTATCTATAAAAATCAATGAACCAGTGCCTTATAGGACACTAACATATCCTATAAAAGACCTTAAAACAAATGAAGAACAAAAAGAAAATATTTTAGTTCGAAGTAATGAACAAATATTTAAAGACAGTATATATCCTATGCAACAAAGTGTTAAGAACTCCTCTGTTCCCGTTCCTCATGACAGCCATTGGTAAAATTCTTAAATCCTCTTAAAAATCCAGGTCTGTCATTTTCTGGAGTGTAGCTATATTTATTCCAATTTTCACACAGATTACCATAAATAATTTTTTTCATCTTAAATGATAGTGCAATCATTGCATAGATTTTTAATTGTCTCTTAAAGTATGTTTCAAGGATAATATGAGATCTTACATTATTAATTGTAGATGGGTTCAATTCTATTAAAAGCTTGGACAAATCTATTGATGAAATCAAAATAAATATTAAGGGTTCAATACTATATTTTTTGTTAAATTTTTTATTTTTTTTCAAAAATTCTCGAACTGCTTTTTGACGATATGAAATATATTCTTCAGGAAATGGAAAATTAGTTTTAATTAACATACATAATATTTTGTATAATTTTTTAGATCTGTAAGAATTATTAAAACTAACCATTTTATTTTGAAAATTTAGATTAAATGCATGATATATTGTAATATTTTCAAATGCTTCAGGTTGTAAAACAACACCTAATTTTATAGATTTATAAATGAAATTTTGTTTATCTGTTGTATCTACTACTACATCATTATCATAAGTAATTAAACCTGTATGTTCTACCCAATAAAAGTCTTGAATTACATTTGTGAGTATCTTAGACGATGGACAAATTTTGAATTCTAACAACAAAAGCATGTCATTTATGCAATTTAATAGATTATATTCTCTGTTAAAAATTATATCATGTGCTTCAGATGTAAAACTATGTTTTTTTGAATTCAATATAAATATTTTTAATCTATAATTGCATGAACTAAAAAAAGGATCCCCCCATAATTCATTTGTTTTATTTTTTAACTTTAAAAGTTGTATATCATCTTCAGTTAATCTAGGCATTTTTGAAGGAAAATATGTTATAAACTTTGCTTAATGTTCAACCTATAACAACTAATCAATTTTTTCATATAATTAACTCTTGGTATTTATATTCTTTGTAAATATTATAAATCATTCTTTTTCCGTAAAGCATTTAAAGGTATACGTTCTTCTGTACCATCTAATAACTTTCGTCCAACATATATAGGAAGTTTACCCTCATTATACTCTTGTGCAGCAATCTGTCTAATATCTTTTAATTTGCAATTTTCTAGGAAAGTGGGTGCTGATCGAGCCAGTTGCTCCATACGCATTCCTATAATCGCGGCTTCTTCAAATTTAGTAACAAACATACGTGTTTTGTATTTTGTAGGAGGGTTTGATGGTTTGGCTTCCATTGTTTAATTTAGTTTATCTTAATTTATAATAACACAAATCAATTTACACTAATATTGGTTGCTGAACAGGTTGCAATGATTCAACAGAAGGAACTTTTTGCAATGATTTAATTTTATTAATCAAATCCATCTTTGTACCTTTTATGTTACTCAATCCATATGTGTTTTTCAAAACATCTCTTAGTTCTTCATATTTCATTTTAGGAATGCGTTCCAACAAAGGAATATCTTCTTTCAATTCTTCGATTTCTGGTTTTTTAAGAATATGAGGTTCATTATTTTCTTCAGATTGTTTAATTCCTTCATCTTTTTTTGGTGAATTAAATTCGGTTTGTATTTTTTTTGGATCTTGTAGAGGTTCCAATTCATCTTCATGTTCATGGTCATGGTCATGGTCATGGTCATGGTCATAACCTTGAGGTACTATAATCTCAGATGAGTTCATAAGATTTTTTAAAAGTCCTTCAATACCATCTATGCCACCTACACCTCCATTTCCAAGACCGGATGGTCTTACAACTTCTTGTACAGAAATGCAAATACTGTTCTTGACATATTCCATGTATTTTTTGAAAAGATTAAATAATGCTAGCAAACCTCCAAAAAGGACGGCCAAAGCGACCATGATAATAACAATCCAGTTCATGTGTCCTGAAAACATTTTATCTTGTTGCGTATAAAATTGTTGTTAAATCACACGCAACAGTTTTTCAACAATCAACCAACGAACCCATATACCTGTTCCGACTGAAGTTAGAACAGCTAATGCAGGAGGAGCTGGTTCATCCGAAAACAAATTGAGGCCCTGGTAGATAATCAGTACAATTAAGAGATAAATTGTATCTTTTACGGGGGTCACGTATTCTTTTCCCAATTGCTGGGTGACATTCCATTCAAACATTTATATGTATATTGTAAAAAGATGTGGAACGGTTTTGACATGAACATGCTGACAGTGCCCTTGAGGCTTCTTTGGCAAAGAGGTATTGTAGACAGTCCTCTAACCAAAATAAATACAAGTGAAGGATGTGATACATGCAAAAATGGTGGCTCTCATGATTATCAAGCAGGTAATGGAAAGAAAAGTCAAAAATCTGAACTTGGTGGTGGATTTCATCAAGTTATGGAAGATTTGCTAAGGGATTTTTAGAACAACTACTTTCGTATAATATAAAATACAACAAAACAAATAAGTGTTGCCAGTGAAAACAAAAAAATAGAAAAAATTGCTACACCTGCCATCATAATGTAGGGAAATATTTCCATATAAATCATGGTGATTAAGGGTGATATTATATTCTCTTTCACAATCATTTTACATTCTTGTTTACTTAGCTCTTCAGATACTAAGAGTATCATCTTATTTGCTAGTGCCTTGATGAAAGATGAATGGGATGACGGCATTTTTAACTTTCTTTAGTTTTTGTTTCGCTTCATCATTCCTTTTACGAAGATCTATTTTTGATATCTCACTACATTCTGTATCCTTAATGTTACAAGGATTCATAATCACAAAATAAGGAGAAGGACTCACACCCACACTTGCAGCCCATTGCCAACCTGCTGAATTTTGAATTGGATCATAATCTATTAATGCATGAGCAAACCATTTATCTCCCCATCTCCAATCTAATGCCAATGTCTTTGTAAAATACATGGCTAATGCCATTCTCTTACGGTTTGTCAAATATCCTTCATGGTAAAGATCACGTACCATGTCATCAACCGCACGATTTCCTGTTCGAGCCTCAACAACCATTTTGAATATATTCAAACCCTCTTCACCATATGACCAATATAATTTCCTCAAACGTTGGTCAAAAGCTGTATCATATGCGTCTCCCAATAATAAACGAGGTTCCTGCCAATATACTCGATAATAAAACTCTCTAAATAACAGCTCTCTTTTTTTATGTTCTGTATGGAATCCATGATATGCTTCTCTTGCAGACAATAATCCATTTCTCATATACACACTCAAACGACTGGGATTGTCACTGTAGGCATATGTTTTTAAAATGTTAATTGCGTCTTTTCTGAAAGTATTATCTTTAAATTCAGATGGGACAATGTGATCTATCTTCCAATGAGTATATGGTTTAGGAGGTTCTTGAGACACCAACTTGTAATAAGGTGCAAATACCTTATATACTTTACCTTCATCAATTGGATATATAGTGTATCCAGATCTATTAGTCACACATCTGAATTTAGATTTTAATTCTGCATCTCTGTTTCTGCACCAAGGTGTTAAATCTTCATTATAATACAAGATAGGATTGTCTAATGTATTAAGAAAATTGTCCAATTCTTGATCGGATTGAAATATTTTAATAGGTAAACTTTTTAGTAGGTTTTTTAAAAAGTCTGAGCCTTTTTTAGAAATAATCGCACTATAAACAAAAATGATAAGCATTGTATCCCCTTCTTTAAATTCTTCAGCAAGTGAGTTTAGAGCAATGTTGTCACAAGCTCTAAAATCTCTGCCAACTAACCACACACGAGTAATTGAGTTTGAAGAAAATGTCCCTGAAACTGATAAAAATGGAGTTGATGATGTCAAAGAAGAATCTTTGCCCATTCGCGCCAATAGTGTATGTTCTCCTGCTTACGATGATGGAAGAACAAACTGTATGAAAGATTTGTTGGGAAGAGATGACAATGATACAGGACAGTGTAGATTAGAAAAGATTAAAAGAGTTGATCCGGAGTTTTATGAATCATTGAAAAAAAGATTTTACCGCCCCGACATGAGTGAAGAGTGGATTACAAATATAAATACTTGGCTAAGAACAGGTGACCTTAACCGTGTTCTAGATCAGTATAAAGAGTGGATTCCTGGTTTTTATAGTTTTGGAGCAGTATCTTCAGATTTTCTCAAACTTGACATTTGGAAACAATTTAAGCGTGTACGTGACAATTATGATGTATTGGCAGGAGTAATGAATCTTGATCCAAGTTGGAAATCAGGAAGCCATTGGGTATCTTTTTATTCAAACAAAAAACAATTTTATTATTATGATTCATATGGAACTCCACCTCCCAAAAGCATAATAAAACTAAGTAGAAAACTTAAAAAACTAGGATGGTTAGTAGATGAAGACTCCACTTTTGATTACAACAAAGTACGTCATCAATATGGAAATTCAGAATGTGGCATGTTTGGTTTAATATTTGTACTTCTGTCTGCAGAACATGGACATCCTAAAGAACAATGTGAACGCTTTCTTTATCCTAAATCAGATAAACTAGTAGAATCATATCGCCATAAATTGTTTATCAGTCCAGAAAATAAAGAACAATGTGAATATTAGTAAAAATACTCTAAAAACAATATATGGTATTATTTTTAGAACAGAAAAATTGTAACATATACACCTATTTTCAAACCATTCAATATGAATGACAAAATAAAGTCAAATAAACATGTAACTAGTAGTGAAAATAAAGAAAACAAGGAAATTTAGATGCTTGGAACTATCTCTGCGAACAAAGATCACTTATTGAGTTTTCCAAACGAGAAGAAAAAAGAGAATAGTGACATATTTATTCACTATTGTTATGTTCTGTGCAACTCTCAAGACAATCGCACTTATGTGGGTTACACTAATGATCCTGTAAATCGCATTAGAAAGCACAATGGAGAAATAAAAGGAGGTGCTAAAAGAACTACCACAATTGCTGATCAATCTAATAACAATAATTTTTGGGAATACCTTGCGATTATTTTATGTTCAGGATTTGATCAATATGAGAAAGGAAGTAGTCGCAATGCTTTATCTTTTGAATGGCATCTTAAACATCCAAAGCCTTATGGTAAATTTAAAGGTCTTGGCGGACGTTTAAGAGCCATACAAAGTTGCATGTTACATCCAAAGTTTCAAGGAATGTCTTTTTCAGTTCATGTAAATGAACCATATTCACTTGCTAATTTATCAAAAATTCCTGATGAATGGATATGTCACAAAAATAGTAGTGAAATGCTTCATCATATTTGTAATTCTGAACATACTAAGTCAAATACCCAAGATATGAAATAACTTTCTAAATTTAATAATAATGTCCGTGGCAGGACTCGAACCCGCAATCTACGCGTCATAAGCACGTTGCTTTAACCATTAAGCTACACGGACATTAAAATTAATAAAACTCAAATCTAATTAGGAATTGTCTTCATTACTTATATCAAATTTTAAAATATTATGTGTTGGAGGCATTCAAAGCACTTCTAGAGAACAAGGATTCTTGCGTCAAAACACACATTGTGTGCAAATATAACATGTTATGTTCTCAGACTCGTAAAATCGGAAAAAATCCAGATCTCACAGCCACTCAATAGTAGGGCCCTACTATTGAGTAGCTCCTAACCGGCACTGTCGGGCACCGGGGTATAGACAGATCATCCACACCTTTTCGTTTGATAACGAATAAA